GCCATTGTCAGGGAAGGCATGGGTCAATCCTTTCGTTGAAGATCAGGCGGCGTTCGTGCCGCGCACAGCCTGCTCACGCGCGCGCTCGGCGGCGGCGATCAGCGGGCTTTCCTTGGGGGTGGTGTCGGCCGCAGGGGGCGCCACCGGCGAGATGGCCGCTGCCTCGCCCCGCGCCGCCAGCTGCGAAAGCACGGATGCGCGCAGGGCATCGGGTTTCACGCCGTTCCTCAAGGCGTCGGACGCGTCGATTTCCAGCCCGAGGCGGGCGGCCTGCGCCGCGATTTCGGCGATCTCCGCTGCCTCGGCGCGGATCTGGGCGGCAATGTCGGGCGCGCCCTCACCCGACGGCGGTGCAACCGGGGTGGCGGCAGCCGGAGCCGGGTTGGACGCCAGGGGCGCGGCCGGGGTCGGATTGGCGGCAGGAGCCTCGGCGGAGGCATGCGCCTCGGGCGTCGGCTCCACCTCGGGCGTGGCGGGCGCTGCCTGCGCCTTGCCTGTAGCCGCCGCATCTTCACGTTTTGCGGGTTTCAGTGCCATGGTTTCAGTCCTTTCACTGTTGGTGGATTGCGGTTTCTTGCGCCCGGCGCGGGCGGCAATACCCGCGGGGGCATCAAGCGCGGCCAGCAGATTGGCATGCGCCTGCTGCAACGTAGCAATGCCGTCGGCAAGGCCAGCATCCAGCGCATGCTGCCCGCGATAGACGGCGGCCTCGGTTGCGGCGATGGTTTCGGGCTTCATTCCCCGACCGCGGGCCACCTGGCCGACCAGCTGGCCGTAAAGATCATCCACATCCGCCTGCAGGTCGGCCTCGGCCCCGGGCGAAAGCGGGATATGCGGGTTGCCGTCGAGTTTCTTCGCACCCGCATGGACGAGGGTGTATTTCTCGCCCTCCATCTTGTCCTGCGCGGTCCGGTCCACATGTACGGCGATGACGCCGATCGAACCCACCTCGCCGGTTTGCGTGACCAGGAGGCGGTCGGCGACCGAGGCGATGGCGCAGGCGGCCGACAAGGCCTGTTCCCGGGCGATGGCCCAGAGCGGCTTGCCGGAATCCATTTTCAGCGCCTCGATGTGGCTCAAGAGGTCGAACAGCCCGGCAACCTCGCCGCCGGGGCTGTCAATTTCCACCAGAACCCCGCGCACGCCGGGGGTGGTGAAGGCGTCCTCGACGGTGGCGGCTATCTCGTCATAAGAGACGATCCCGAAGAACGAGCTCAGCCAGTCGCCGCGCTGCACCAGCGGGCCGACGATCGGCAGATGCGCAATGCCGCCATCGGTCATCACCCAGCCTCGGGGCGGCGGTAATTCTTCCGCCGTCAGCATACCGCTTGCGCGCACCTTCTTCGCGGGCGGCATCACCAGCGTTTCCGCCGCGCGCCGCGCCACCGCCAGCGGGCGGTCAAGCAGGCGCGTGCGCCACAATTCCGCGTGTCTCATCCCTGTCCTCCGCCCTGCGATTGCTGCTGTTGCTGCTGGTCCATCGCGACCGCCAACTGCGCCGCGCCTTGCGCCGGCGAGCCGGGGCGGCGGAAGTCGAGGCCGAGCTGGGCCTCACGCCTGCGCTCCGCCGCGATTTCCTCGTCCACCTGGTCGGCGTCGTAGCCGCGCTGCTTCATCCCCATGGAGCGGGATTTGAGACCCGCCTCGATCTCGGCAATCTCGGCGGTGATGTCCTTCAATGGGTCCACCCATTCCCATTTCGGGGGCAGCCATTCGCATTTGAGCCAGGTACGGCGGGTAGCGTCATAACGTGGCAGATCCAGCGCGCCCGCCATCACCGCGGTATCCATCCAGCGCGCCCAGACCGGTTTGCACAGCTGATGGATCAAGACCCGGTGCTGCCAGGCAATGACGCGGCGGCGGAACTCGATGATGGAGAGGCGCGAATTGGCGAAGTTGGCTTTGGCGAGATCATTGCTGACGTATGAATATGGCACGCCCAGCGCGGCCGAGATTTGCAGCAGCGTCCGGTACTGGAACGGCTCGTAGGTTGCCCCTGAATCAGCGGCATCGGCGGTGGTTATGTCCTCGCCCGGGTCCAGCCTCACGATCTGCCCCGGCTCGACGGCCAGCGGTTCATCTGGCGACGCCAGCGGGGCGTCAGGCTGCGGCGAGGTCACGAACATTGCGAACATCGCGCTGACCTTCTTGCGGTCGAGCTCGGCATCGTCGTACTGATCGAGGAAGAACATCTTGACGATGGCCGGCGCAAAGCGCGACACGCCCCGCACCTGACCGGCCTCGACCGGGTCAATGATGTGGAGCACCTCGTTTGCATTCACCCGCACGATCTCGCCCGCCATGCGCGGGTCGGTGCTGTCGCCCGGATGGCGGCGGTAAAAGTAATAGGCGGCGCGGCGCCCCAGCAGGTCGAACTCGATCCCTTGCCGGATCATGCCCCCGCCGGGGAGCTCCTTCGTCATGTTGATCGGCAACATTTCCGAGGGCAGCATCTGCAGTTGCAGCGGCACCGACAGCCCGTCCTCCGGCCGACGCGGACGAAAGCGAAAGAATACCTCGCCGGTCAGAAACAGCTCGCGCGCGGCCCGGCGCTGCAGCCCGTAGAAATCCGTGAGCCCTTCGGAATCGGCCTCGGCCTGCCATTCCTCCCAGAGGGCCTGAATGGCCGCCTTCTTCGTCTCATCCGTAACCTTCGATGTCGGCTTGACCCCGTCACCCACCGCATTGCCCGTCCAGCTTTCCAGCGCGTTCAGCGCGTAGCCGTTGTTCCGCACGAGCCAGCGGGCGCGGGCCGTGATCGTCGGGCCCGCCTGGCCGATCAGCGTGTTCACATGGGCGCGGCTGGGGCGGAACTTCATCAGCCGTCGCCCATAAGCCCCGGCATCGAACCCACCGATCATCGCCCCGATGCGCCGGCGCAGGCCCGTCATGACGCCCATGTCAGAGCCCCTTTTCGGCGTAGACGCGGGTCACGCGGCGGTTGGGATTTTTTCCGCCTGCCGCGGCAATGCGTGCCTCGAGGTCGGCAATGGCGCGGGCCATTTCCGCGTCGGATCCGTAGGTCACGGTCTTGCCGTCGTAGGTTGTCGAGCGCACGCCGCGAAAGCGCGCCGCCAGCAGCGCGTCCAACTGCGCCTGCATTTCTGTGAGCGTCATCGGTTACCTCATGATGCTTGGCGTATAGACCCGCCGCTTACGCCGCGGGGCGAGGGGAACACCGGCGGTCGGTGTTTCAGCCGGAGCCTGTTCCTCTGTCGGAGCGTCTTGTTCCTCGGCGGGAGACGCCTCGCCCGGGTCAATCCCCACCTGTTTTTCCAGTGAGCGCCACGTGGCCTCGGGCCAGCGGTCGGCCCCGAACACCCAGGCGGCGGCGCGGGCGTAAACGCGGCAGTCCAGCGCCTCGTTGCGCTCGCGCAAGGACTGCCATTCCAGCTTGGCAAAGCCGCGCCGGTCGCGTTTTGTCACCAGCTGCTCGGCGGTCAGCTGCTTCAGCCATTCGCTGTTGACCCACCCCGGCAGGTGAATGCTGCCGGGTGGAGGTGTTGCACCCTCTGCAACATCTTCATCCGTGGGGCGTGGCAGGCGCAGGTAGCGGTAGGTTTCCGATTTGAACACCGCCGTTGCAATGGTCCAGAGCTTCGCGCCGCGCCGAATGCGCTTGCCGCCCTCGGTCGCGTCCACATAGGTAGGGCCGGTCACCGGTGAGGCGCGGTTGAAGCCATCGACCCCCTTGATCGGCATCACCTGTGCGGTGCTCTGCCTGCGGGCCCAGCTGTAAACGGCGGCTGACTCGTAGCCTGTGTCGATGGCCAGCTTGCCGATTTGCAGGAACGCGCCATTCTCGTGCTGCCAGACCCTGCCCAGCAGCGCCGAGAGTTCGGCCCAGCTTGCAGGCTCGGCCGGGCCGCCATCGATGACGATGTGGTCAATGGGCCAGCTTTCCAGCCCGCGCCCCCAGGCCCAGACGTCGATCTCGATCCGGTCCTTCTGCACGTCGGCGCCAGCGGTCAGGAACAACCCGCGCTCGGGCACCTTGCCCGCCGGCCAGTCTTCGCGCCGCTCGTAGAGGCGTTCCCAGTCCGGCGCCTCGCCGCGCTCCTGCCAGGGCTCGCCGAGGATCGTGTTCTTGATCGCCTGCAGGGTTTCGTCGTTGCCCGCGGCTTCCTCCCACTTGCGGGCGATCTCGGCCCAGCTGAGCCAGCCCAGCGGCGAATAAAGCGCGTTGAGGTGGTAGCCCTTGATCCCGGAGGCCTCGGCCTTGGCGCGGGTTTCCGCATCGGCCGTAGCGATCCAGCAGGCGCCGTTCTCCTCGGCCATCATCTGCGTCTTGAAGCGTTCCTCGATCGCCTCTTCGCAGTGTTCGCAGACGTAATGCGCCGTTTCCGGCCTGCCCTTTTCCCAGCGCAGGCGCTCAAACCGCAGCCATTGCAGGGCGCCGCAATGGGGGCACGGCACATGGTAGCGGCGCTGATCGCTTGCCTCGAACTCGCGCTCGATGCGGCTGGCTCCCGCGATCGTGGGCGTGGAGGCCAGAAACAGCTTGGCCCGGTGGCCGAAGCTCGCGCAGCGCGCCTCGGCCAGCGCGATCGGGTCGCCTTCACCATCGACGTCGCCCGGATAGGCATCCACCTCGTCCAGGAATATCCATCGCGCCGGCATCGAGCGCAGGCCCACCGCGCTGTTTGCGCCCGTCAGCACCAGTTGCCCGCCGGGGAACCGCTTGGCCATGATCGTGTTGCCGCTGTCCTTGGAGCGCGCGGGTGAAAT